CAATCTTTTTCATTTTCATTACGCATCAAACAAAGCATGTTTTGAGGTGCCAGCATTATCATTAGATATATTTCCAATACCAGTCTCTTGGGTTTCGTGGAATTCATATTCCCAATCTTCTATCACAGTGTTAGCAAGCATCCTATCACTAAGAAGATCCATTTGATCTCTTGCTATCTCTTCAGTCTCTGCATCAAACCAAAAATCAATTACCTTACCTATCCTCAATAAGTGAGGTTCTAATTCGGGAGAAACTCTCTTGACATTATTCATTACTGCATTACCAGCAGCATCTGATACAGAACCTCTCAACCTAACATTAACTAATGCTTTAAATCTCATTTGATTACCTGAACTTTTATTGGTCTACTATCAAGATAATCAGCAATCCTATGATATGCAACTGCTGTTAATACTTGGGGTGCTATAAAAGCAATCATTGCCACAATCCAGAACATATAATAATAGTTCTCTTTGTTTTGTGTCCTCATGAATTAATACTCCATATTTTAGAACAATAATCTCTAATAGAACGATCTGATGAAAAGAATCCAGATCTTGCAATATTTAACAAAGACATTCTATTCCATTTATCTCTATTTGTCCAGTTCTTACTAACATTATCCTGTGCTTGAACATAATCTTCAAAATCTGCCATCACATAGAAAGGATCATGATATCTTAAATTATCTATGAGTGGTAGAAATATTTCTCTATCACCACCACTAAAATGCCCACACTCAATCAAATGTAATGCTTCACCAAGTTCTGTACCAATATAATGCTGTGGGTCATAATTACACTTCTTTAATTGTGTTATCTCTTCTTCATTCTTACCAAATAAGAAGAAGTTTTCTTTTCCTACCAAATCACGTATCTCTACGTTAGCACCATCAAGGGTTCCTATTGTAAGAGCACCATTCATCTGGAACTTCATATTACCTGTACCCGATGCTTCTTTACCTGCAGTGGATATTTGTTCTGATAGATCAGCAGCAGGATATACTTTCTCACCCAACTTCACACTATAATTTGGTAAAAAGACAACCTTTAAAAGATCTCTACTATCTGGATCATTATTAACTACCTCTGCAATATTACAAATAAACTTAATAATAAGTTTTGCCATATAATATCCTGGTGCTGCTTTACCACCAAAGATTACAGTACGTGGAACAATATTATCTGTCTGTCCATTCTTAATACGAAGATACTGAACAACAACTTCAAGAGCACGAAGATGCTGTCTCTTATATTCATGTATTCTTTTTACAAGAACATCAAACATACTAGAAGGATCAACTGTTATACCCAGATTGTCCTGTATATAAACAGCAAGATTATGTTTACCTAATAACTTTGCTTGTCCAATCTTATCCAATAAGATTGTATTGTATTCGTTCTTCTCCAATCCCTTAAGTAATTCCATGTTACCAATCCAATCCAATCCAACTTCATCATTAAGAAGTTTAGTAAGTGGTGGATTAGATGATGCTAACCATCTTCTAGGAGTAACACCATTAGTAACATTAGTGAATTTATTAGGCCATAAATCATAAAAATCTGGCATCAACTGAGTCTTAACTAACTCAGAATGAAGGGCTGCTACACCATTTACATGATGGGAACCAACCGTAGCAAGATGTGCCATACGAACTGACTTATTACCAGATTCATCAATAATTGATAATTTAGATAACATCCCATCATCACCAGGATACTTAAGTCTTACAGTCTGTAAGAACCTAGAATTAATTTCATAAATTATCTCCAAATGTCTTGGTAGAAGATCCTTAAATAATTTAAGATCCCACTTCTCTAATGCCTCTGGAAGGAGAGTATGGTTTGTATATGCAATAGACTTAGTTGTTATCTCCCATGCCTGTTCCCACTCCATATGGCGTTCATCCACAAGCAATCTCATCATCTCTGCTACTGCAACAGATGGGTGAGTATCATTTAACTGAACTTGATAATGCTCATAAAATTCTTCTACTGGTATATCTCTTTTCTTCAAACTTCTAAGCATATCTTGAAGGGAAGCACTAACAAAGAAGAACTGTTGTTTTAATCTTAATTGTTTACCTTGGTCTGTTCCATCATTAGGATATAGAACCTTAGAAATAGTCTCAGATGAGACACTCTGTTCTACCGATCCCATATAGTCACCTATATTGAAAGCATAGAAATCAAATGTTTCGGTAGCATCTGCTCTCCACAATCTCAACCTATCACAACTATTAACTCTATATCCAAGTTGAAGAACATCATAGGGTACAGCAACCACCTGCTCATCAGGAACCCAACGTACTCTATAATTACCCCTATCAGAAGTATATCCTTCTACCTTTCCACCAAATCCAACCAATACAGATTCATCAGGATAACAAAGTTCCCATGGCCATTCACCATGCAACCAATTATCAGTAACTTCTATCTGCTGATTATCCTTTATTTGCTGCTTAAAGATACCATACTTATATCTTATCCCATATCCAGTAGCAGGTACCTTCAAGGTTGCCAGAGACTCCATATAACATGCTGCTAGTCTACCTAAACCACCATTACCAAGTCCAGGTTCCTCTGCCAGATTAAGTACTTGATCTAAAGTTAAATCATAATCTTTTAATGCTTCTTCTGCTTCTTCTTGCAATCCCAAATTGAGAAGATTATTACCAAGTTGGGGTCCAATTAAAAATTCTGCAGATAGATATGCCACCTCTTTCTGATCTTTAGTCTCAGTAAGATAATAAGACATCATCTGATCTCTCACAGCATAACACAATGCCATGTAGATATCATGTGATGAAGCAGTATCAGGACGTTTACCTAAAGTATAGTAAAGACGTTCTGTAATACCATTACTTAAATTGGATGTCATATCTTAGATATCATTACAAAATAATTTAGCACTATTATAGATTTTCTTCCTGTTCTGTTAGGAGAGTAACACTATCAGAAGTTGGTTTTGCAACACAAGTAAGAGCAAATCCTTCTTCTAATTGATCATCATCCAAATAAAATTGATCTTCCTGATCTAAGGTTCCTTCTAAAATTTTCATACAACATGAAGAGCAAGAACCAGCACGACATGATGAAGGATGATCTAAACCTGCCTCTTCTAAGGCATCTAGGATACTAGTATCCTCATCACACTCAAAGGTTTGAGTTTCACCGTCAGGTGTTTTCAAAGTTATCGTAGCCATTTAATTTTTACAAGGCAATGTTATTTAGATTACACTTCCTCAGTTTTCTTCTTTTTAGACCCTATATTATACTTAGTCTCTAATATCCACTCCCCCTTGTCACGATATGACAATACTTTTATCTGATTAAGTGGTGCAATATCCTGAATCTTCTTAGCATCAACTACTCCAATTAATCCCCAATCAGCAAGAAGTTGAGTAATACGATTACGACGTTGAACATCATTCTGAGTAAGATTTGCATGTTTACCATCTAATGCAAATAATTCTTTAAAATGCACAACAAAATATCTACCTTGTTTATGCAGTATATGACATGATTGATATATCTTCTTTTCTTTTCTTGATGCTACGCCAATTCTTGTTAAAGTCTCACGGACTTTTAAGAAATCATCAGGTTCATTAAGAGTTACCTCAATCATCTGATCGGGACTCCAATTTACTTCAGGCTCTTGAACCACACTCATTGTCTTCCTCCAGTTTCAAACTTAGATTTTATAAAATTAATTTGGTCTTTTGTTAGGATTCGTAGAGCTTGTTTTGCCTTTTCGTTACTATAACCATAATAACGTTTCACCAAGTCAAGGTCTTTAATCTCATCTTTACGTAACCAAGGAGAGAATCTCTTCTTAGTTCTGAGTGTATTTAGAAAAAAATCATATTGAAGTTTTTTTGGTAGGAAATGATACCTATTCATCTCATTTGCAAATAAGACTGCATCAAGATGTCCAGAATAAATTCGATTTATAATATATGGAGAATACTCCTTTTCAAGTGAAGGATCCTCATTAATTAAATCTTTCTTTGTTTGGTTGATTGAGTTCAACCAATCTTTCAATTCAGTCATTTAGGTAATTGTCGATTAAAGTTCCAGTAATCAAACTTCTGCCATGTATAGTATACACCTATTAGAGTTCTTTTGACAAACTCTTCAAATAATATTAATCCAATAAAAAAATAATCTTCTAGAGTATTATTCATTAAATTCCTTATGCATCTTATCCATCTCTCTTGATTTATTCTTGATTATAATTCTATCATTTTTATAATCAGGAATCATCTCTAAGACATCCATGTGATCCCACATGAGTTCTTCATACAGGGAATTGAGACGATCCATATCCTCCCATAAATCATTAATGTGTTCGTGATCTTCTAAGCTCATCGGATAATTTGGATGTTGTTGTCTTCTGTCCAGAGTTCGACTTTATCTCTGAATCTATTTTCTTCACCAAGTAACACTTCACGAATGTTAGCATATCCATAATCAGAAATATAAAATCTCTTCTTTTGAGTAAGTCCGAATGCCATATCAATGACAGCATTAAACTTCTCTAGTTTCTCAGTCTTACCATATTCCTTAAGAGAATTTTTAGTCCAAGAAATCATCTTAGTCTGTCTCTTCATCTTCTTAGAAGATGCTCTGTTCTCTGTAAGAGGTTCATTACCATTCAGTTTGGTAAAGTGATCATGGAGTCTGTGAAACACATCTGCATGGAGCAGAGGAAGGAACTTACTCTCTGTTAGACCTTTATACCTCATGAACGGTTTAAGACCGTCATACTGCGATGCTGATGTGGTAGAACCATACAAGGATGTAGTCTCAAATAAACCAATATCCTTCTCAAACACTTCATTGAGAGTTTCTCTAGCAAAATGAGAAACACATAAAAGTGCCAGAAGTTTTCCACCCAGATAATTATATCCAAACGGTTGAGATGGAACTATTACAAATCCCATCACGGCATGTTGATTAAATATAGAAAGATT